GACAAAATTACCGGAAAAACGCCGGTGGCGGCCTATGTTTCCCCGGTCGTTGAAGGAAAAGTGCTGCGTCACCGTGGCGGGGAAACCCGCGTGCTGCGTCCGGGCTATGTCAAGCCGAAACACGAATTTAACTACCAGCAGGCGGTGGAGCGTCTTCCTGGAGAAGATCCGGCACAACTAAATGACCCGGCTTACCGTCGTCTGCGTATCATCACCGACAACCTCAAGCAGGAAGAGCATGCCATTGTGCAGGTGGAGGAGATGCAGGCGGTTAATGCAGTGCTTTATGGTCGGTACACCATGGAGGGGGAGCAGTTTGAGATGGTGGAGGTGGACTTCGGACGTTCTGCCGGGAACAACATCGAACAGGCGGAAGGGAAAAAATGGTCACAGCAGGACCGTGACACTTTCGACCCGACCCACGATCTCGATCTGTACTGCGAACAGGCCAGCGGTCTGGTAAATATCGCCATTATGGACGGGACCGTCTGGCGTCTGCTGAATGGCTTTAAGTTGTTCCGTGAAAAACTGGATACGCGACGTGGTTCGAGTGCGCAACTTGAAACCGCGCTGAAAGACCTTGGCGCGGTGGTCTCCTTCAAGGGGTATTACGGCGATCTGGCTATTGTGGTGGCAAAAACCGCATATGTGGCGGCGGACGGCACGGAAAGGCGTTATCTGCCGGAAGGCGCTCTGGTGCTGTGGAATACGGCTGCAGGTGGTATTCGCTGTTACGGTGCCATTCAGGATGCGCAGGCGCTAGCCGAAGGCGTGGTTGCCTCATCCCGTTATCCCAAGCACTGGATGAGCGTGGGGGATCCGGCACGCGAGTTCACCATGACGCAGTCTGCGCCGCTGATGGTACTACCGGATCCGGACGAGTTTGTAGTGGTGATGGTGAAGTAATCCGAGAGGGGGGCGATGCCCCCCGTTTGGTATTCAGTTGGGGGCAGATATGGCAACGAAAGAAGAAAACCTGCAGCGTCTGCGGGAACTGGCAGGGAGGCTGGAACGTGAGCCGGATGTTTCCGGCAGTGCGGCTGATATTGCGCAGCGTGTGGCGGAATGGGAAGAGGAAATTGCAGCATCCGGCGAGGTAGCCACGACAAAGGATAAGCAGGTGATTGAACAGCCGCCATCAGGGGGGCAGGTGATACAGAATAATGGCACGTTACCCGATGAAATGGTCACGGTCAGGACGCTGACATGCCTTCATGTTAACGGGTACGCTGCGGGAAATGGCATGCCCATAGAACTGCCCAGTCCTGGAATGCGGATTCGGGTATCGCCATCGGTGGCGGAAACCCTGGTCGGGCAGGGAATGGCGGAATATGCCTGATTTTCAGAATGCTTTTGATGCGGCGCTGGTCGGCGTGGACTGTACCATTGTGGAAGTTATGGGGATCTGCGCTCAGGTCACTTCCGGCGCACAGAGCGGTGGGGAACTGCGCGGGGTTTTTGATGATCCTGAGTCGCTCGGCTTTGCCGGTGGAGGCGTACGTATTGAGGGCTCCAGTCCGTCCCTGTTTGTCCGCTCAGAAACGGTGTCGTTGATGCGGCGTGGTGACACGCTGCATATCAACGGTGAGCTGTTCTGGGTGGATCGTATTTCGCCTGATGACGGGGGAAGCTGTTATCTCTGGCTGAACCCGGGACAGTCTCCTGCCGGAAACCGTCGCCGCTAAACGGAGGGGATATGCATATACGGGGACTTGAACAGGCGGTGGAAAACCTGAGCCGAATCAGTAAAACGGCGGTACCGGGCGCGTCAGCGATGGCTATTAACCGTGTTGCCTCAACGGCGATATCGCAATCGGCATCACAGGTTGCGCGTGAAACCAGAGTCAGGAAAAAACTGGTCAGGGAAAGGACCTGGCTGAAAAAAGCAACGGTCAAAAATCCGCAGGCAAGAATTACGATTAACCGGGGGGATTTGCCAGTTATTAAGCTGGGGAATGCGAGGGCTGTGTTGTCACGCCGGAAAAAAGGGCCACGTTCCTCCATGAAAGGTGGCAGTGTTCTTGTTGTGGGCAACCGTCGTATCCCTGACACCTTCATTCAGAGACTAAAAAACAAGCGCTGGCATGTCATGCAGCGTGTGGCCGGGAAAAATCGTTATCCCATTGATGTGGTGAAAATCCCAATGGCCGTGCCGCTGACCACGGCATTTAAGCAAAATATCGCACGTATCCGGCATGAACGGTTGCCGAAAGAGCTTGGTTATGCCCTGAAACAGCAACTGAGGCTGGTGATAAAACGATGAAACATACAGACATACGGGCGGCAGTGCTGGATGCACTGCCGCAACAGGATGGCGGGGCGACGCTTTTTGATGGTCGCCCCGTTGCTTTTGATGAGACTGATTTTCCGGCAGTTGCCGTCTATCTGACGGACGCGGAATATCACGGGGACGAACTGGATACGGATACTAGGCAGGCAATTCTGCATCTTGAGGTTTTTCTTCCGGCGCAGGTGCCGGATTCCGAACTGGATATGTGGATGGAAAACCGCATTTATCCGGCGATGAACAACATTCCGGCACTGTCCGGACTGATTACCACCATGGTTCAGCAGAGCTATGACTACCGGCGTGATGACGACCTGGCGTTATGGAGTTCTGCCGATCTGACATATTCCATTACCTACGAAATGTGAGGATGATATGCCAACACCTAATCCTCTTGCGCCGGTCAAGGGCGCCGGCACCACGCTCTGGATATACACTGTGCAGGGCGATGCTTTTGCAAATCCGCTTTCTGATGACGGCTGGACACGGCTTGCCAAAATCAAGGATCTGACACCGGGTGAACTGACGGCAGAATCCTACGATGACAATTACCTAGACGATGACGATGCTGACTGGGTTTCCACCGGGCAGGGACAGAAATCGGCAGGCGACACCAGTTTCTGCCTGAATCCCGGCAACTGAACCGACAGCGCACGAATGGCTTCAGCCGCATCCTTTACCTGCAGCCTGAAGCGGCGACCAAATCGTTGCAAATCCCCGTAAAGGCAGATGCACGCCACCGGCAATGCCGCCAGACTGAATGTGTCCGTCGTTGCCATTTTTCTGAATACCTCTCACGTTTACTCAGTTGCTCAGGAATGTGATGCAACAGTTCACCACCACCGCAGTAAACAGCGGAATGGTTAGGCACCGATGTGCCAAAACAGCACAGCAGGATATCCCCAGGCTGTGCCGCTGATGGTGCCGCCCGGTAAAACCCCGTGTCTTCCATGTTGTCCAGATACAGGTTCTGTCCGCTTCGCCACCAGTCATCTTCCCGGTGAAAATCCGACATCTCAATCCCGGCCAGGTGGTATGCATCCCGGAACAGGGTGTAACAATCCGTCACCCCGTGTTCAAAATGGCGTCCGGTCAGATGTGGCACGCAGCGGAAACGATGGACCTTCCCGTCGCAGACCAGCCACCAGTCAAGACCGTTTCGGACCTGTAACCGTCTGTCTGCCTCACTCAGATAAGGCATTCCGCCTGGATGGCTGTGAACGAGCGCGAGGATTTCACCTTCCCGCTCAGCCTCCAGCCAGTCTTCCGGCGCCATCCGGAAATATGCCTCAGGCTCTGCGGAAATGTTCACGCAGGGAAGATAGCGCGGCCCCTCCGTTTTTCTCACTACAAAGCCGCACGACTCCGCCGGCGCACACCGTTGTGCGTGTGCCAGAATGGCTGATTCAGTCTGTTTCATGGGGTTTACTGCGAAAGTTTATTGATCGAAAGGAAAAAACCGCCGTTTGCCACATTCCCGCGCATTTCACAACCGCGCAGGCACTTGCTGCATTTATCTTTCTTTATATCCGTGGTGGGTTTATCAAACTCGTCGGCCACTGCCTGGCCTCTATACCCGCATTCCTCTCCCCGGTAATCCCACGGACAGGTGTTTGCCAGCATGATACGACCGGGAAACAGCGCGCCATCCGTCTCTGCCGGTGTCGCCAGCACAAAGGTTGCCTGACAGTTGGTCAGTTCTGACAACTGCTCCACACGCCAGCGATCCGTAACCTCCTGTTCTGGATCGGCCTCCGGATTACCGGCCACAAAGTTCACCGCGTCCAGAAAACGAGCATACACCCGGTGACGCACCACCGTGGCCCCCACCAGACTCTGCAAATCCTCCGCCAGACCAGTTATCAGACCGAACAGATTGGAGACGGTCAGCGACGGGCGTGCGCTGCTTCCCTTGCCGTTCATCTCAAAACCACTGCCCTGAATAAGATATGGCTCATACTGCCGCCCTTGCCAGGTGACCGTCTCACCCTTTTCATTCTGCTCATTGCAGAAAAAAAAGCGTTCTCCTCCCTGTGCCGTCAGGTCTATTTCCCACAGCACAACGCGGGCTGACTGCTCAGATTTTGTGGTCTCGTTCAGACTTTCCTGATGAAGTTCCTGCATAATGTCTCCTCAGTTCACCACCTGCCTGAATTCAGCACTGAACTCTACGCGCAGCATATTTATCCGGGAACTCCATTTAGCACACGTCACTTTTATCTGCCTGTACGTATAAGGCGGCGTCCACAAAAATGCCTGCCAGCCGCCGTGCTCTGCCAGAAAAGCTTCC